AGTAGCAGAATTTATGTCGTCAAGATTTGAGGATATTACAAAATCTTCGCCCGTACCCGGAGCAGAACTAAAGCCGCCATCTGTCACGGTCACAGTTGTTGACGTAGCGCTTTCAATGAATCGAACTTCCCAATCACCAGTGTTTGCGCCGTTTTTCCACAACAGGAATCTTTCTGCGTCACCGGAAGCAGGGGCATCGCCAGTCGCAAACTGAATAACGGTCGTGGTGCTACCTGCATCACCAGTGAACGCCTTATAGGTGCCGCTGATCGTGATGCGTGTTGAGGTGCTAGTTATAGTTGCCATTCGATGCCCTTAAGAGTTATCGTAGTTCCTTTCGAGAGGAGCAACGAGTGAGATATTCTGACCTGTAGACCGAGTAAGAGTCGCTGTCTGAGAAACGTACTGGGCTGTTTCTAATCCGATAGCTACGACAGTTACATCAGCATCCGTACCGGCTGTTCTTCCACCTTGTGTATTGTTATCGTAATCAAAAGTAAAACTAACAGAGCTGGCCCCACCGAGAGTACCTGAAATATCTACACCATTATTATCCTCTACGAGAATGGCGCTACCTGTCCCAAAGCCAGATGTAAAAAACATACGATATACTAAGTCAGAATCGTTAGAAGCGTTTGTATTAAAAATGAGTGAGCCTGAGGCGACGAATGGGAATGTTCTTTCTGTACCTGTGGAGTCTACAAACACTAGACGGTTAACATCTGCATCTTGGTAGTCATCAATAAAGACACCACCACCTCCACCATCTCCATTATTAATTAACTTGGTCTTGAGCGTGTCACCAATAAACTCAACCATTTCATCTTGTAAGTTACCAATGTTTGCTTGACCAGCATCAACATCAATGTCTGTGCTTTGCCTCAACTGATATTGTACAAACTCATAAATTTGTTCTGCTGTACCTTGGTTGCCGTCAATAATTACACCAAAGTTATAGCTCACACCCCCGATGGTGCGTGCTTGAGCACTAGGATAGAGCCTAATTGTCATGCCAGTGTAAGGAGCGTTGTTTTGAATATCAGAATCACTAGCACTGATTTTTAAGTCAGTGTCTTCAGCAAGTGGGAACCGATTTGCTATATAGTTAAGAGCAGTCAAACCAATAGATGTTGACGTAGCAGAATCGTAAGTATTACCCTGTGTTCTAATAAATACAGTCAGCGTGTCGCTGCGCTTATCGAAGTTGCCGTTTGTAGCATTTCCAAAAGTTTGAATGCCTTGGTTGACTACACCTGTAAAATCAAAGTCAGTTGCTGCTGTGTCAGTGCTGAATGCATAGTATGGCTGTGAACCTGAGTCTATGTTGCCCAAGCTAACAATGCCCATATATTCCCGTTCAACTGCATCTGCTGCTGTAATCTCTCGCCAACCGCAAGAGCGTAGCAAGTTACGCGTGGTGTCGTTAGCAGGTACCCAGTCTTCTACAAATTCAAACTGCTCCGGCGTAATAGACACCATTGGAAATGGATACGGTATAAGAGATGCGTCGTTTTTCCATTCTTCTTTTAAGAAAGAGTAGAACGCCTGTCCTGTAACACCGTCATTACTAAGATTACCCGTCGTTGTCAGCGTTATCTCTTTTGTAGTCGTATTAATTGTGATCTCAGTTCCTTGGTTGAGATCATCTGGATCTGTAATTAATGCCACCCTATAGCCCTCTTAATCTTTCTTTTATGTCATTAAGTTTTTCGTTATATTGTGAGATTAAACTTTCTGCATATTCTTCACGTTTAATTACGTCAAATCGACCAGCATCTAAAGCTTCTTTTAGTTTGTGGTATGCACTTAAATTGTCTTTTAATTGTTTTTGATCAGCAGCTAACTTTTTAACTTTCTCTGCTAAACTAATTAAATCTTTTTGCATCTGAGCTTTTTGCTTAGTTATAATACTCTTTTCTTTTGCACTAGCTTCAGAAATAGAAGCTATAGAAGCCTCTGCTTCTTTCTTAGCCTCTTCTGCTAATTCTTGTTGTTTTTTACAATAAGCTTCTATGCTGGAAGCTTTGTTGTATGCAGACAACTTTTTAGTAATAGCATCTTCTTTCTTTTTAATATCTTGCAAAAACTTCTTAGCTTTACTAGGTTCAGCTAGAGCATCTAGCAAAGAATCTACAGAAGCTTGCTTAGTAGCAGAAAAGGTTTGTAACATTATCTAACACCTCTAGATAGGTATATATTAACTTCTCCAGAAGTTAAGTCTGCTTTAAATTTGTATTTAGTGTTATTACCTTTCTCTTCTAAAGTGCCGTTAAAGGCACACTTACCTTCACATTTAAACTCTCCATAAGGTAGAAAAGGAGAGCCAGCGACACTGCGTAATAGCTGGAGATCGCCTTGACCGCCATCAATAGCTAAGCTCTTAACCCCCTCGAATTCAAACTCAGGGGACTCTGGCTGCTTAGAATCTAGTGTGTATATAGTCATATAAAATATGGGGAGAGTTACCCCTCCCCCTCAGTTATTATACCTTCAAGTAACGAATTACAACTTTCAACTTACCTGCATCAGTAACTGTAGGTGTGGTACCACCCAAGCTAACTTCAATAGGCTCATCGTTTGCCAAGACTGCTGCAAATGTACCTGCACCAGTAGAGTTGTAATAAGTACCAGCAGCCTCAGCGTTTGCTTCAGAAACTTCCATAACATAGTTAGTCTGGCTGTTGCCATCGTCACCAATGTTAATTGTAGGAGTTGTTCCGCCTAAAACGAAAGCTTCAGTAACTTCTGCAATAGCTTCGATAAACTTAGCACCTGCAGGGATAGTTAGCTGTGTATCAAAAGAAGTACCAGAACCAAAATCAGCACCAGTAACATATACAACCTTCTCTTGTACAACGCCGTTGCCATGAACTTGACCACCAGACACAATACCATCTTCTGTGCCGCGAGGGCCGTAGTGGTTGTATGCTGAACCAGTGGCTAGATTGATTGCGTTATTTTCATAACCCATAATATTTTCTCCTATTAAGCTGTAGCTGTAGCGCTAGTTACAATTACACCCAGTGAGTCTAGACGCTGTACACCAACGCCCCAGCGAGCGGTGGTATCAAACTCGTCACGCTTCTTAGAGCGATCACGGCCTGTCTCGACTTTAGGTGGCTGACGCCATGCAATCATTCCGGGCTTACACTGGTCATCAAGAACACACATAAACAAGTTAGCCTTACCGCTGGTAGAACCAGAGTTATCGCCGTTAGCTTCTGCCAAAGTTTCACCAGAAACATCAGGAAGACGGTTAGAAGTCCAAAGAGAGAAACCATACATTTCTGTAACAAACTGGTGCTCTTTGTGGAACCCATCTTTAACTAGCTGCTGAGTAGTAGCAGATGCTGCATCTAGATTGGCGGTTAGCTGCGCTCGTTTTGAGAAAGCTGCTGCAGACACAGGGTCTACAATACCAATACGACCACCTTGTGGTACGTTAGCTTTATCAAAAGATAAACGCATGTCAATCAAATCCGCTTCAGACAATGTTAGGTTAGTACCTGCAGCCTTAAAGCGGTGACTAAAACCGTTAATCTCATTAGCATCGGCAGCAGTTTGTCCTGCATTCATAGTGGCTAAGAAACGAGTTTCAAAGTTTTCTTGAATAGCACGAGTAGCTTCTGCTGCACGAGCAGAGTGTAGTGCTTCTACTTGGCTACCATCCTGACGTAGAAGGTCAGTGATGTACCAAGCATCACCAATGTAATCAGTGATTTGTAGCTGCACAGTACCCGAATCGATTGGGTTGTATGTTAGATCTTCGTTTTCAGTGATTTCTTGGATGGTTGCAGAACCGACTGTTTTAATGTCAAGAACTGTACCAGAACCAAAGTCTGAAACATTTCGATAGAAAGTTGTTGGCAACAATCCATCGTGCAGATTCATCAGAATAAAATCTGAATACTGCTGCGCCTCGATAAAGGCGGTAGTATTACCTGTAGTTTGAGCCATTTTAAATTACCTCAGTTAATTAATCAGTTTGTGGAGCGGCTTCTCTCCATTTTGATATAAGAGGATCTGATCCACCCATAAGAGACTTTAGAGCTGCATCTTTCTTATCCGGCGCTGCGGGTGCAGTTAGGTTTTGAACAGTGTTTGTTGGTATTGTAGACTGTGAGGCAGTCTGAGCATTATCACCAAAAAACTGCAAAGCAGCTTCTGGAGATTGTTGTGCTAGCTGCTGCAAAGCAGTCTCACTAATACCTAACTGTTGAACCTTGCCATCTAAGACTTCTTTAGCTTTCTCGCCATATTTGTCGATCAAACTCTTACTAAATGCTGCCTCGTTAGCTTGTGCCACTTTAGCAGTTTCCTTTTGAGTGATTGTTTGCTCTACAAGAGCAGCAATCGAAGCTTCATCTAAACTATTAACAGAGGGTTGCTCTGGATTCGTTTCTTGTGTAGCTTGCATACGACTAATCATTTCTTCCATTCCACCAAATTTATTCAATTTCTCGTTTAACTCAGCCACTTGATTTTCCAAAGATTGTATATGTGTTTGAGCGTGAGGTATTGATGTCAAAGCGGTGTTGACGTCCGCATACTTTTGACGACCATCAGATGTTTTAATATTTGAAAGCTGGTCTGCAAACAAAGTGTCCACATCAATAGTCTGAGCCGGTTTTACCTCTGGCTCTACTGGAGGTACAGGAGCTGGGGTAGCTTCTGTTGATTCTTGTTTCGGAGCTTCTTGTGGTTCAAAAAGTTCTGACATATTTCACCTATATTAAATTAATTGTTAATTCTATTTTCAATTCTTGTTCGTGTTTCTTTTAAAATCTTTTCCACTTCTTCTTCAGTCAAATCTTCAGCAGAAAACAGTTTCATTATTTTTGTACCATCTTCTACAACCTTACTGATCAATCCTACAGCAGCAACAATGTCTGCTGCGGTTTGTAAATTACTCATTAGCTAATCCTCTTAAAACACCTTCGACCTCTTCTGAGATGGCTTGGATACACGAATTCGTACTTTCTTCTTCAGGGCAATACAAAGCGTTAACACCCTCCTCGATACCAAGTAGGAGATCGAGAGCAAACAAGATCTTCTTTTGCATTTCAATCTCACCCTCACTGCTAATCCAACCTCTCTTTTCATACTGGTCAAGTTGGTAAGAAAGGGAATCTAATGTTTCCGCTGTAATAACTTTAGTTTTGTTTGGTGTCAAAGCACACCCACTCAAACTAACTATAAAAATCAAACTAATAATAAATTTTTTCATAAATCACCGTAAAAGTTTAAATTCAGGGTAGTCTTTTAAGAAGGCTTTTTTGGCTTGTCTAAACCCACCCCCATAGCCATGAAACTCAAAGAAAGCCAGCATACGAGCTTTTGGAGTGGTGGCATTACTTCCTGTGCCAAACCACCCTTCTACAGGAGTTTGTACTGTAACGCTTCGGGTTACAGGTGTTGCCTCATTGCCTGCTTCGTCTGTATAGTTATATATTAATAATTGTGTACCTAAAGCGTTTACGTCTAAAGCTACATCTGCAAATACAATCCCTGCACCATCAAAGTTATCAGTCCAAGAAGCCCCTTTATCAATGAAAACTTCTCCTTGTGTGTGAACCAAAGATGAAGCTCCGTTTACATTTAGCACTGGATTTTCTGTGTCTACAGCAGCTACCACTGTAACTGCTCTAGTTACTTGTGCAGAAATATTACCTGCTACGTCAGTGTAGCTATACATTAAGATCTGTGTGCCTAATGTATTGACATCTAAAGGTGTTATAGGACCAACGTTACCAGACCCGTCGACGTTATCTGTCCAGTTAGCTCCCAGATCAGTGAAAGAGTCTCCTTGGGTGTGGGTTAGTGCTGACGCACCCACTAAAGTTAAAACGGGGGCGGTTGTGTCATCAGCAACGCCCAGAAGGTCGACCGGCCCAAGTAGTATGGCCGAGTTTATGTCTACAGGGCCAAGAGCAATCACGCTACGTTCACCGTGAAAGTGACGTCTTCAAGAGATATTGCTGAGCTTGTTGTTTTAGTTAGTACACCGCTAACGAATGTAATGCCTGCTGGTATGGCCTTGTCTGGCGTAAATACCAATGCTACGTTGTCAGGGTTAGTGATGTGCTGGTTTAGATCGTAAGGCGTTCCAGTCGCTAGGTTGATTGCAGAAGGAACAGGATTCCCTGTATTAAGTGTTGGCGCTGTTACGCCCACCTCAACCGTTACAGTCCTAGCCACTTGATTTGAGACATTACCTGCCGCATCTGTATAACTATAGGTTAAGACCTGCGCGCCAAGCGTATTAACATCTAGCGGAGACGCTGCACTGACAACACCAGAGCCATCAAAATCATCATTCCAGCTAGCACCCGGATCTGTAAAAGCCTGACCCTGAATATGGGTCATTGTTGCCGGGCCAATGATTGCCAAAACTGGCGCTGTAATGTCTGGCGCAGCGTTAACGTTTACTGTTCTAGTAACCTGAACAGCAGAGTTGCCAGCAGCATCATCTACGTCATACGTGAGCGTGTATTGACCTACAACACCTACATTAACTGTGTCGCCGCCTACTGCTATGTCATCTGTAATGTTGCCATCAACGTTATCTAAAGCCGTAGCTCCGGGATCGATAAACGTATCGCCTTCAGTAATATCTACTATGGCACCACCTAACAATGTGATGATTGGGCTCTCATCATCAACAACATTAACTGTTCTGGTCACTTGGGTGGCTGCATTGCCAGCCGAGTCAACAACATTGTAAGTCAGTATGTATTGACCGACAGCGTTAGTATTAACTGAGCCGCCAACGGAAATATTACCACTAATATCACCGTCTATATTGTCTGAAGCAGAAGCCCCTTGGTCGTTGTAAACTGACCCAAAAGACACTTGAACAGTTGCAGCGCCGATCAGTGTTAAGACTGGCGGCGTAGTATCTAGGTTTGGTGGAGAACCTACGACACCGGAAGGCTCAAACCCTTGCGCATGAACACGCTGAAAAGTCTGGCCGTCAATTAAAGTGTATTTGAAATTGTCCCCGTTAGTGCCCGTAACCATACCAGCACTATCAATATTGACCGCATTGGATTCATTCGAAGGCGTCTGCACCTCGAAAATATCCCCAGTCTGGAGATCGTCAAATACCGAAATTGCATAGTGAGATAGATTATCGAGACTTGCATAGTTAGTCGTTGATACGACAACTGCATCAAAGAAAGGTTCAACATTGATAGACTGGTTTGCTGAAAAAGCCATTCGAATAACCCCCTAGGCTAGTAGCGCAGTGTGAGCACCAAGCATTTGCTCACTAGTTACTGCTTCTTTGATGTATGTGATGCGTGCGAAGTGAGCAAAGCCACCACGACCGTGAGCCATAACTTGGATACCATTCAGGTGGGTAATTGAGAACCCAGTAGCGTTGGGTATGTTGAGTACAAGCACTCCGTCAAAGTAGTAGCGAATTGTACCTGCCGGTAAGTCCCAAACCATTCCTACTGTGTGCCACTGGTTATCAATAAGGGATGATCCAAGATAGGCTTGCAGGAAGCTACCAATAGATAAACGAACCCTAGAATCGTTAGTCCAGCTTCCGACAGTACTACCTGCATTTGTACTTCTCGATGATGGTAGACGCATAAAGTCAACTTGCGCGTTTAGCTGTCCGGTTTGTCTAATAGCCATAGATAACGAATAGCTGCCCGTTTCAGGGTCAATAACTCCCGTACCCGGGTCCATGTCTAAAAATGCAATCCCCGTTAGGGTGTCGTTATTAACTTTCAAAAATTCGCCAGTATCATAGAAAAGGCCATCTCCGTTTGTACCCCCAAAAGCACCTGCAACAAAAATATTGCCTTTGATCCCGACAAAATCTTGGATAGGCAACGTAGGGACAGGTGTACCACCGCCCAAACCTCTCACATTTGTACCCATGTTGAAGAAGTCAGCATCATCTGCCGACTGGCCTTGTATGAATGTTACCCAGTCGAATGCGCCAGCAGCCTCAACTACGACTGTGCGCGTAACCTCGTTTGCAGCGTTACCCGCTGAGTCAGATACGTTATAGCGTATGACGTAGGTACCTGCCGCGTTAGTGTCGACCGTATCGCCTGACACAACTATGTCGCCAGTTATATCTCCATCAATATCATCAACCGCTGTCGCGCCAGCATCAACAAATGCATCGCCAACGCTAATCGTAATTGACGCATTACCAAGCAAAGTGATAACTGGAATGGTTGAGTCCGCCACAACATTTACAGTTCTAGTAACCTCTGTCGCAGCATTGCCTGCGGCATCAGATACGTTGTAACGAACAATATATGTACCGGCTGCATTCGTGTCTACAGTATCACCCGTAACAGAAATATCCCCAGTGATATCGCCGTCAGTGTCATCTGAAGCGGTGGCACCTTGTTCTGTGTAAGAATCACCAACATTTAGCTCTATTAGAGCGGGACCAGTTAACGTAATAACTGGTGCAGTCGTGTCGAGATCGACAACGCCTAGTGATGCTTTGCGGCTTGCTACCGCAACACCCGAAGATCGAATAAGCACCGCCCAAACTTCAGCATTATTATCAGCAAGAGATGTTGTGAAGCTCTGAGTTGTTGCCGTACCTAGTGCTGTAACCGTTCCGCTTGCTGTCTTTTTGTACCACTGCACAGCGTTGTATGAACTACCTGACACAGTGAACACAGCGTTCGCGCCTGCGCCAATACCAGCTTGATCTTGAGGTTGAACAGAGATAGAAGGTGAGGCTAGAGGTACTGAAGAATCATAGTCAACATCATCTATGGTCGCTGCAGTCAAAAGCTCACTCGATATGTTGGAAATCTCGACGGGGCTTAAAACTCTGTCGATGACTCCGTAAGCTACCAAGTCATGTGTAATCCCAGCTCTATCCCCTGTGATGGCCGAGCAGTCGTCCATAATTGGAACAGTGCCCACAACAGTGCGTGTGACATTTGCTGTACCATTTAGATATGCAATCGCCTCTGAACTATTTGGATCAAAAGTGAGTGCGTAACAGTAGGCACGTTCGTTGCCGGTCTCTGTGATTAACTCAAACTCATCTGCTTCGTTGTCCGTCAAAGACCAGGACAACTTAGTGCGCCCGTTACGCATGATCAGCTTGATCGGGCCGTGTTCGCTTACATCAAGCGGTCCTGACCACAAAAAATCCGGTTCGTTTAAATTGCCTGTCCCTTTGTGACGGGACACATAAAGAACCGTAACACCGTTAACGCTTGGATCGATGTTGGGTGCCACATGGAATATATGTGCACCACTATTAGCTCTAAGTCTTCCACCTGTGTAGATAGCGCTGTTCGTGACAACTTCGGGTAATAGTTTGTGCTTTCCAGACACCCCAAGAAAACGTATAACAGAATCGTTATCCTGTACGGGCTGCCTTGCAGCACTCCCGTTGTTGTACAAGTAACGAGTATCACTAGTCGTAAAGATCTCGCCCTGTTGATCAAAAAGCATTGCTTTAGAGATTGGGAAAGGATTAGCTTCGTTTAGGGAGATTGTGTTACCGTTGAGAGGATCAAAGCCGTCCTCTGGCAAGTCCGCGTCAAGAGTATTTCTATCTGTTACTGACAAATTAGGTATTGGTAAACCATCTAGCTGCACCTCATCATACTTGTAAGCATCATCCACAGTAACGCTAAGCTCTGCACCGGCTTTTGCGCTAGCAGGTATTGAACCTGTTTGAATAGCGTTCCCTTCGGCTCTAAAGCCAGTCAAAGTACACACTGCTGAGCCAACGCCGTCAGGTACAACACCTGTGTCAAAATCCACAGCATTTAACGCAAAGCTGTGCAATAACGTATCACTGGTATCTCTGATTCTCACTTCTTTTGCAGCCATCGCTAAGAAGGTCGAGCGAGCTTTGTTAGCCAGTAGGTAAACTGTTCCAGAGTTATTGGCTCCGGCCACTTCAACCTCTAGCACGTCATCCTCAGCGAGCGCTATAAAGTCAGCCACTGTAGATGCAACTACGTCGTTAATTCTGACTGTGCAATTTGTTGTGAATAGGGAGCTGCCGGGTAGATCGCCAAAAGTTGCGGAAGCCCCTAGACCATCATCAGCGAATATTGAATTAGCGTTGATCTGATTGTTTGAGCCTCCTACGGGGTACATCTCTGCAACAACAACCTCAAACCTAAGATCTTGAGTGTCGTCAAAACCAGATAAAGTGATTCGGCTCTCTGGTGTATTAAAGACAATGTTTGCACTTTCCGTTAAATCAACAGTAATCGACCCAATAGCGCCCACTGTGACAGTGGGTGCAGAATCGATGATATAAACGTTAAACGTTTGGTCGATACCCGGATCTGAATCTAAAATTATCTCGCTGTCATCAGCGACAGTTATACCAACACTGCCGGGAGAAGTTACAAGGTCATAGACAATTTGATCTCCTTGTTGTGCGTCACTAGGATTAAACTGCGCCAGAACTGCGCCTGCTGCTGTTGATGGAGACGCACCCAAAGTGACAAAGGTTTTACCTGTTTCTGGCAAGTAAGGAATTTGATCTGTGTCGACGGTCTCGCCGTCGATGTCCACTGTCCATACGTAGCCAGTTTGACTAAACAGCAATGGTGCTGTTCTTGGAATTGTAAAGGTAAGGACGTATGGGTCTGAACCCGTAACAGAATCAGGGGCAATTGAAGTCGCACCATTCTGCAATGTGGTGTTACCCGTTGTTGGTGTAGTAGCTGGATTACTCGCGGTAATCGTAAATGATTCCGTAGCTCGTGTTTCACTTGGTTCTGAGTCAATAGCCAGTCCTGCAGAAGCTGGCGTGTAGTCAAGATATAAAGCCAGTTCATCATTTCTAGCAGTAAGACCCAGAAGATTTGCTGGAGCGCTTGGATATGCAGCATTGTTTTCTCTACTGACACCATCAGACGTATCTGAGCTTAGCACTGTAAAGCCCGTCGCAGACATGTGAGCGCCTAACCAATAATCTCCCGGAGACAAGACAACAGCAGATGGAAATGTAACTGTTGCTTGAGCTGCTGGCTCAGAAATAGCACTCCCGGAATAAGGGTCGCTGCTCGCTACTAAGTCTCCATTGGAGTCATGGATGGTGCCAATAAAAGTGCGATCCGAACTATTTACATAGCGGAAATAGCCCCGCATAAAATTAACAGTAGCTGTTTCTGTAAGCGTTACCCTGTATGCTATAAATCTAGCGTCTAAAACGCTGTGTCCGCTAGATCCCGAATCTATCTTACCTAATTCTGCCATTACGCTGCCAAACTCCTAACGCCGATTGTTTCGTTCCCCGTGACATAAGCCCCGGCGGGTATAACTGCATTCACAGCTCCATACGTCCCAAGTAAATCACGTCCTAATGTCAGTGCTGGTGAACCTGCCTGAAGAGTGAAATCAAAGTTTGCTAAGTCTGTAAAAAGTGGATCTGAAGTGATCGAATTAACGTCTCGACCTAATGCTTGCCAGTCAGCGATTGACACACCATTTAGTTGAGGGCTGTTTGTACCACTGCCGTAGTGTATGTCGCTTGTACTGTCTAATCCGAATAAAACGTTTCTGTCTGAATCAATAAAGTCAGCTACATCCTGAAGAGTCGCGGTTTGATAACTGCCGACATAATGCCGAGACGAGTGATAAATATTATTGAAGAAATTATTGTCTCTTGTTCTCGGCTCTATTACAGACTGAATAACTGCTGACTCAGAATTACCAAAACTATAAAAAACATTGTTATAAACGCGAAGCCCATTAAAGTATGGAAGCCCTACTGAAGTAGTAGCTTCAAATCCTGTAAAACCATCACGGATAATATTGTTTCGAATGATGTTCTTTTCTGATGAATCTTTGACACCATGAAAACGGAATCCCTGACCAACATCACGAATGTGGTTTTTAAAAATCCTCATCCCGGTAAAGTCACCAGTCTTAAGCTGAATACCATGGCCACAGCCTGAAATGTCGTTGTGGGCAATAACTGTGTCTTCAGAGTAGTAACCAATCACTCCTGCTGTATTGTTTCTATTACCTGATCTAGTAAATTCAGCGATTATGTTGTCGACAATTTCTGAATCGGGAGATCGCTCAATTCGCACAGCACTGTAGTTATTGTTAGGCATTCCCAGCTCGCCATGCAAATCACACAGCTGAACTTTTGAACCTTCCGCCTCCCAGATCGCACAAGCACCGGAGTCTTCCCTAGCTTTGTTATTAGAATCTCTGTGATCTGACTTAATCCCAATCCAATGAATATAAGCTCTCTGATAAGTCCCGAACGCAGGCGCTCCGCTGCCGGTAGATGTATCACCGCTGCGAATATCAGTAAATCCTGAATTGGAAATTGCAGCAGGATTCTCAGCCATAAACGTAATAGGATTGCCAGATGTGCCAGCGTTAGCTGGTCTAAACGCTGGGGTAAATCTGTTGCCGCTCCCATCTCCAACATAAACACCGGGGCCAATCTGGACAACATTACCAGCCACGGCGTTCGTCATAGCTTCGTCAAGTGTCCAAGGACTGCCTTGTGTGCCGGAGCCGCCACCTGAAGCTGAAAAACTTACATAATGCGTAGGAGTTGGAAGCGTAATCGTTTCAGATGTCGTGTCTGGGTCTGCATAGGAGCCTGAAGGATCAAATCCGCGCAATGCGCCATCCGCCCCCGGCGTATGTCCGCTCAAATCGATTGTTGATGGTTGTAGGTCGGGATAGGCCATCTATTTAATCCAACTTTTAATTTCAAGGAGTATTTTTTGTTTAGCCAACTCTTCTATATAAAACTCTGCTAAGTTGTAAACATCTTTGTGTACGGCTTTACGCATCAAGTCAATAGATTTATTTACTTCTGCTTCGAGCATTTCAGACAATCGCTCTCGTAAGAGGGCAGCAGCTTTATATTCTTGCTCTATGTCTTTGCTTTCTTCTTTATTTTTATTTCTAGTCCATGTAGGCATCATAGAGGTTCTTCCCCTTCAATAGGGGTCATAGCCTCTGCTTCTATACTCTCTTGCCCAGCGTTCATAAGACGCTGTGTATCCATCTGCTCCATCAACCCTCTATTGTCACCATATAAATCGTAACGTTTGACATTAAGCAAATCTTCAAACAGCTTAGCAAGCTGCTTACCAGATATGTGTTGTTTAACATCGGGCCATACAGGGGTGTTGGCTAAGTTAATTAGGTTTTGCACCGTCTGTGCTTGCTGAGCAAAATGTCTAGCCCCAACAGGGCGTAGCTTACCTTTAGCTGTAATGTCTTCTTTTGTAATAGACAAGAAGTCTGCAACACCTAAGTCGTCGTCCATAACGCGAATAACATCACCACCTGACATATTCCTAACTGCCAACTCTAGCATGTTATTTAGCAAAGGCTCTAGCACATCTATCTCAAACTGTGTAACTTTCTCTTGAAAGATACGACCAGCAGCATTCTCTAAAGCACCAACTTCAAACGCTGTTTTCTCGCCCGGAGTGCGAATACCCATAGCCTGTTTAGGTGCTCCAGCAGCCTCCTCCATCATATTCATCAGGAAGGCCATCTCAGCTTCTGCTGCTTGTAAGTTAACACCTGTGAATAGGGGAGCTACGTCTCCGTCTTCGTCCATCTGGAAGCGTGCAAATGGCCCCCACTGGCTGTCTTCTTGCAACTCTCCTCGCACCTTGAGTGGAGGCATAATAGTGAGGTCACGAGCATCTGCGGCAATGTTTTGCAAGTGGTCGAGTCGGTATTGCATCCCGACCAGATTATCAAGTGGACCCATGCCATAAAGATTATCAGGGCGCTTACGCCACGAAGTAAAAACTCTGTGTCCATTACGTTTCCATGCAGGGATTGGTGCTTTACGTAAAACTTTAGTTCTGTCTATAACAGTGACAATGTAGTCGTCTAGCATCTCCCCTGTATCAGGGTCATTAATAGTTCCAGTGAACTCTAGAATTTCCACAAACCCACTTTTTAGGTAAGTGTAGTAATCACCAAAACCATCTACACTATAACCTTCAGCTTTCTTAACATCATCCCTACTCCAATTAGTAAGATGTGATCTAGCGTTCTTAGCCTCGGCTAACGCCTTCTTGGCTGTCTCATCTCCAGTATCTTTATACTCTAACTCTAGGGTGCCGAAGTGTTTTATTGTACGGCTAATCTTCCAGCTATGTTCATAGGTTAATGCTGTGGGGTCAAACACTTCATCTAAAGGTGATCTTCTTATAGCTCGTGGTCCCACATATCCGGGGATAGACTCTCCGCTATCGGGGTCTTGTTTTGTCTCATTAACCCAAACACAATCAGCAATAACAACACCATAATCAATGTAATCATAAAGAAGAGAGGAGATAACACTACGCATATTATCTTCTCTAACTTTGTTAGACATATACGCTTGTATAGCTGACTTCTTTTCTTGAGTCTCGTCATCAATGCCATAACCTTCCCACTTAAGCCAATCATCATTAGGAAACAATGCAGAAATATAATTAGCATGTAGATTGTCACGTATTTGACAAATCTTTGGAATGGTCGTAGAATTACGCCACGGCAAGCTAGAATTACTAGTCTTGCTAGTATCTGTAGCAAAGACATAATTGCGAAGCTCTTGCTTCTCTGCTTCCCATGTATGTCTATTGCTTTTCTTTTCATCCCACTGCTCTACAATGAAAGATGCCAACCCTTCCATAGGGAAGTTGTCTAATTCTAATGTACTCATACGTAAGCAATGCCACCAAAGCGTGAGTTAAAATTATATTGCTGTTGTGTATCTCTGCCGTCTAGCTTTTGTTTTGGAGCTTTGGCAATCTCTACAGCAGATGCTAAACAATCTTTTAAGTCGTCGTGTGCTGGACGAGCACGCAACAACTCTTCTTCTAATGCAGCAGTGTAACCACCTTTGTGGTGGTACATCTGTAGATTCTCATATCTAGGCTCTAAAACTGCAGCAATCCTTTCTTCTTTCTTCCCTTCGTGTCTATTAGGTCTGTGTTCATCAATCTTAATCATAGATCCGTTAGCTTTAAACCTATCTTTTAAATCTCTAACAATAATCTGCTGAGCTACAGTTACTTCTGCTCGTAGTGTTTTAAATTCCCACTTCTGGTGCATACGCTCTATACGATTGTAATACTCTGCAATCTTATCGGTCTTAAACCGATCCATATCTAATACGTATACATCGTTAGATGTAGAGAGGCCAATAACAACTATAGCTGAATAGTCTGCATTCTTATTTAAAGAAAATGCAAAGTCTATTGCTGCATAGAGGTTTAACCTCTCATCTCCGTAATACCACTTTCCGTATGTTTGCTGTAGCTTACTTCTATCGAAGTATTGAAACCTGCTATTGTTCATTCTAGCAGATTCTGGGTCGTTGGGGTCGTTATAATACTGTGCGTAAAACTGTGTGCGGTCTGTATACTTAGCGCTAATCTTAGCTAGCTCTTGGCGATTAAAGCCAAACAGCTTACCGTCTTTCCTTGCAGATCTAGGCCATAAAAACTTACCATCAACCTCTACAGCTTTTTCAAATATATCCCACAGATCTTCTTCACCAACAATATTATCCTTGTCATCAAACTGCGTAACAGTTTGCTCTTTCCATATACTGTATTGATCTGCTGGGTGGTAGCGTGTACCACAAGCTTTCTGTATACCGCCAGCATTAAGAATAGAGGCCATCTGAGACATTGCTGCAGACGTCTTACGTCTCCCTTCTTCTGTGTATGCGTTGTCTGGAACAACAACGTCATCTGCCACTAAAACCTCACAATGCAGGCCAGTGGTGTTTGTTGTCAAACCAGCAGCAAAAACTGTAAAGTCCCTAATACCCTCTGCTTTACGTTTGGGGTGATCTACAGAGATGGCACCAGTTGTCCACTTCTCCCTCTTACCCTCTTCTTCATGAACCATCTCAGGCCAATAACGTTTATATATCTCACTGGTAAGAGTGTTCTTAATTGCGTATAGCTGCGCTTCTGCAAGCGTAGATGTAGCTGATAAATATAAGATGGAGGTGTCTGGATGCTTTGTTATCCACCAACAAGCCCACACTTCCATACAATGACTCTTCATGTGTGCTCGTGGTAGTAAGAGTAGTTGCTCTTGTTCGTTACACTCTAACCACTTAAAGACTTGCTTGTGTACATCTCCATAAACCCTTTCAGGGTGTACAAGCTTAGCGAATGCAAATAAACTACTTTCTGCTAACTCTCTAATCTCGTCTAGTTCATTCATTCTTGAAGACGTCTTAAATCATCTTTAACCAAACTAACAACTTCTGCTTTCTTAGGCTTTCTGCCAGCCCTCTTGGGCTTGCCAACAGCATTCTTATCTAAATACCCTTTGTTAGCTAAATAGCTTAGCGTAGCCTGTGACGCCTCCCCTGCGTACATTTGGTCCAACATAACTTTAACAGCTTTAGCTTTTAAACGTTGTTGTAATTCATCTTTCATAGATTCGTATGCAGGTTTAAAGAATGCACACTCTTTTAGCTTTAGCCAATGTTGGTAGCAAGCAAAGTATTTGTTTGCAAATTCATATTCACTTACATCTTCACACTCAACGTAAAGTTTGTGGATAGATGGATAGTGTTTACCATTCTTCTCTCTATCCCAAGGTTGCAAAGTGTACAAGGCATTCCTATCAGTTGCAGACTGATCTAAGAACAAACCATCAGTTAACCACTTAGTACCATTACCTTTAAATTTATCTCTTTGCAAAATATATCTCTGCATATAAGTGCATGGATGCACGTTAATGTCAACCATCCAATGCTGGGAGCATTGGTGGGTGGGAATGTTATGTCTTCGACAATGTTTAACTTCTTCCCTTAAGGGGAAGCAATATTATGTCGAAGACATTAGGGTTGGGAATATTCTATAGTCTTTTTAAAGACACAATTCCCCCCTTCTGCAACACCGTTATAATCTAATCTCTCTAAGGAGAGATAAATAAATTAATCTCTTAATTAGATTATAACATATTTTTTTCCAAAAGTGTAGTATTTTGAAGATTAAATTGTAACAAAATGTTACTGCACTAAACTACGATAATTTTATGAGAAATTTTTAAGTTGCAATGCATAATAAAAACTAACCCCCATACCCCCCCTAGTACCCCTGTTAGCATAGCTACGCATAACAATCAAATAGTTTTTATTAATAACAATCCCCGCAACAATAGCTTTTAATTATTGGCACGATTCTTGTATGAAATTTTGTTGTATTAACACCCATCCATTCCCCGCACTTATTGCTGGCATACATATTGCTTTATATTCAAATACTTAAAGTATAATTATTATTTATATTTGAAGGTGTAAGTATTGATTAGATGAATGTGTATTCAATATATTATTGGCATGGCTATTGCTACGCGCATGCGCGTGCACGCGGTGAAGATAGTAGGTGTAGTGTTTACAATTCGTTACAATTATTTATTTCACAAGTGTTGAACTTGGGTTTGTGTTGTGTATAATTACAAACATCGACAACAAACAAAGAGGTGAACACTATGAAAGCTACAATAGAACATACAGATACTTTTGGGCATGAGTTAAATTATTGTTGGGTGAATAGAGCGTCAATAGAATGCGACGGTTTAAGTGATTCACAGATAGTACGTAGACTAAAAAAAGCTATTGGGATAAACGGCCTTAAGGCACGTAAGACTATAGATTGCGGTGACTATATACAATACAAATTAGATGGCCTATTCCAAGCGTTTATAATTACTTTTGAATATTAACAAACAAACGAGGATATTATTATGACTTTAAAAGAATTAAGAAAGGAGTTAGAAATTGCTTTAAATGGAGAAATAACAGTTAACGCATCTACACGTTGGTTGATAGTTAATCATAGTTATCGCGCAGTGGATATTAAACTTGAACACGACATATTACAAATAACTTGGTTTGTTCGAGATCCTTACAGGCAAGTGAAGGAAGTATACGAAAGGACAACATATAGCCAGTATATAAAACTACGGGATATGATAAAGAGTAAAATCCAGCTGTAACGCTTAACCTAGTGTAAAGCATAAACAAACATTATTAACAAACAACGAGGGTAATATAAAATGAAAGTTGAAATAACACGCGAAGCATTCAGACAGCTAGTCAGTATAGATGCAATAGTGAACAAAGTAGAATGTGAAGAAACGTATAGAAGAACAATTTACGTTGAGCATGGGGTTCGAATAGAGCAATTAGACATATTAGCAGCCTTTAAGACTGTACCTACGGCAGAAAACTTTGCCTCATTCACCACACAATATTTTATAACCGATATTAATGCATAGTTAGAAGATTATTAATGATGATATCTTGTTTCGACAACACTAGATAGGTGACTTATGTTAACGATTAAACGATCAATATGTAAAATGCATTACAAATTAATGTTAGGTAATGTGCAGATAGCGTGCTACGCTACAAAAGAAGAAGCGCAAAGCGCTTTAAATTGTTTTTTTAATAAATAAATAGGTGGAAACATGAGAAGATATAACAACGAAACACTACTAGAGATGGTTGAGCTATATGCAGAAGAGGGAGGTGCTATTAGTAGCGAGGAGATGCTAAGCGAAAGCTTTGATGCAATGTTGGAAGAATTAGATGCGGAAACTTTGTGCAAACTAGAAAACGATGTGGTTATGCTGTCAGAAGAATTTAATAATTATGCAGACTCATTGTGTAAAGACGGTGAAATTCATCCAGAACAATATAATCGGTATTGTTATGTTGGCATTTATGGGTGACGTATGACTAGGATCAATGTTGTTAGTGTCAAAGATTTGACAAACAAACACTTGTTTGCAGAGTATAGAGAGTTGCCACGTATATTTACGGCTGTAGGCAAGCTGGCACCCGGTGAAGGGTTTTTAGATGGTGGCTATAGGTTAGGTCAGGGTCATGTTAAGTTCTTTTATAACAAGCTTACGTGGCTATTAGATAGGTATAAACAATTGAAGGGGGAGTTAGATGGAAGAAACTACAATATTAATCTCGAAACATACGACAGCATTGTGAGCAATGCTGAACGATTGATCGAAGAAAGAAAGGGCTGGGATGTGGTTTATAATCCTACGCCAGATGAAAAATATACAAACATGCAAAGGTTAGTGGAGAGGTGGACAAAATGAATGAATATATATGCAGTTACTCAGGTTTGAGTTGTAAGATAACAGCTAAATCACGATGGGAAGCGCGTTGTGTTATGCGTAACAAGATAGATGATGCGTTTAACGTTGAAGTGGATTTAAATAGTATTGTAATTGAGAAAATTAAAGAAACATTTTTGAAAGGGTGTGCAATATGAATAGATATGAAATTGGTGTGGCTTTGGGCAGTTGGTTGGCTAGCAAGAGCGAGTTGATTGATAAGTGGGATGCGAGTGGCGATGAAGTTTTACACTATGATGTCAATGAAAACGTAGTTTTAATATGCATATTAATTGCAGATCAAAGACCTAAGTTTATATTAAAAGAAAAGTAACAAACTGTTACAATTAATTGTTTTACTATGTTTTTAAAATATGCTATTATTATTTATATATTATAGCAACCTGCTTAAACAGGTTGCATATATATAACAAAAGCTTTTAAAGCTTTTGTATATTATAAGGAATATAACTATGTTACTAAACACTATACTCCATTCTTTGCAAGAAGGAGTTACTAGACACGTATGCCCTTCTTGTGAAGGGGGTAGTAAGAACGAAAAGAGTTTGGTTTGCACTAAAGAAGGGCGGCGCATTAGGTGGTTTTGTCATCGCGCAAGCTGTGGGTATCGTGGATCGTCTGTATTATCTGGCGGTAAGCTTTGGGCAGAAACAACATCGGAATCCGATGATAGTTTGTTTAATGATAGCTTGTTATCCGGCAATACATACACACTGAACACGGCAGGGAGAGAGAGGAGGGAGGTTAGGGATCACAAGGGGGCGGTACGTGGTGCAGTGTATCGCAAGCCAAAGGGATTGAATATTGTAGGGCCAAAGGATTTAAATGACATTGACAAGAATTGGTGTAAACTGCACTTTCCGTCTCCGTTAACAAGCGACAGCTTAATCTTAGTTGAGGACATACCCAGTGCCGAGAAGATGGATAAGCACTATCCTACTGTGAGTTTGCTCGGCGTTAACTTAAACGAAGCTAAGTTAAACTTATTGCTAGACAACGGCGTTAAACGTGTAATAATTGCACTGGACAATGACGCAACGCGGTTTGCACTCAGAATTGCAAAGAAATATATGATTGAAACCACCGTCTTACCGCTTGAGCGGGATTTAAAAGACGAAACAAACGAAAGATTGATAAAGATTGCACAAGATATTAGATAGTTAATTTGTCGTTTAGGAGTGATTTGAGGATGAGTGAAGAATACCCGCTATACCCTGAGCTTTCAGAGCAAGGAAAAGAAGAAGCGCAAAGGATTATGGATAGCTTTAAACCGCAGCTTAGAAAGCTACTAGATGACGTACTGGGAGACCTATATACGGACGTAAGTTATTACATAGAAAGTGATCATTGGACAAACTACCGCAATGCTTTAATGGATGGTTTTAAAGGCTACACTCACGGCAAAACGAACCATGCATATGATTATAAAGAGTTGCGTCAGTCTATTTACGAAAATCACAAGGATGAAATTGTAAAAGACCTGAATCAAGACTTGGTTGAAGAAAACGAAAGGCTAAGGGCTTATATAGACCGCCTGCATGAGCAATTGAGATAGACAAGCTAAAGATTTGTCGTTTTTTAGAGTTGATTAGAGGTGACTGAATGACTAGAGAAAGATCACTTATGGACAGAGCATACGACCATATACACGGCATAGATAGAAGCTAGAACAATTGCATTTTCTATTAGGGCAATTGCTCGGCAAAAATTGAGGTCACTATGAACCACGTTTTTAAACACAATTAAAGGTGAAGTAATATGAATACATACATTGAACAACACAAGAGGACATTGGCACAGCTTGCAGAGTTTCTACTTTATGAGCTTAGAAATTGTGGGGAGTTCACATATACCACAGGCATTGGCATAGATGGGGAGGTGGCGCGCAGAAAGTACGCTGTAACGTTTTATGATTTAGTGAGCAAACCTAATACGGCTTTATTGGAAAGCTTAGAGCGCTATGTTTTTAGAACGGATGGCGCATTTATTTTAGATGCTATAAGAACAGAGATAGAGTATGAAGTGGAAGACCTATCCTTGGAAGAGCTGAGAGCAAACATTAAAGTTAAGGAATTGGAGGTAGCATGACTTTACAAGCATGGCAAAACGACCCGGCAAAAAAAGCTTTTTACATTGAACGAATAAAAGCTCATAGAGACGCAGATAATTTGATTCAAGGTAAAGGTTGGGACGGAACCAAGGGGTGTTCTATTGGATGCACGTTTGAAAATTATACCCACGCACTGCATGAAACTGAGCTTGGATTGCCTAAATGGCTGGCACATCTGCAAGACGCGATCCACGAACGGTTGAGCGCAGAGCATTCGAGAGAATGGACGCTGCAATTATATAGCGCGATCCCGGTCGGCGCAGATGTTGATTCGATTAGAAAGTGTATCGAGATAGATAGGCTTGATCGACTTATTGAGCTGCAAGGAAAAAGTGATTACCACGCTAAGCAAGATGTAATTGATGCGTTGACGCTGTGCAAAAATTGCTGGCTTGGGAGAAGTGATGATTGGTCGGCGGCAGAGGAGGCGGCAAGGTCAGCAGCATGTTCAGCGGAGCGGCAAAGGTTAGCAGCAAGGTCATCAGCAAGGTCAGCAAGGTCAGCAGCATGGTCGGCGGAAAGGTCAGCATGGTCAGCAGCATGGTCAGCATGGACAGCAGCGTCAATAGCATGGTCAGCAGAGTGGTCAGCAAGGTCATCAGCAAGGTCAGCAAGGTCAGCAGCATGGTCAGCAGAGTGGTCAGCAAGGTCATCAGCAAGGTCAGCAAGGTCAGCAGCATGGTCGGCGGAAAGGTCAGCAACGGCATGGTTAGCAGAAAGA